GAATAGACGCTGGAACAAAATGATAAAAAACAACTGGATTGTGGTTTGGAGAAATCGAAACCGTACAACCCAAAAGTATAATATCTATAAAGTTTCTTTCAAGTGTAGACAACTAATAGCTAAAATGTACCGAATTATGCTTGGAGAAGATGATGTACCAACAAGTAAAAGAAGGAATTCAATAATGCACGGTAAAACTTATACAGATAAAGTTTTAATAACCGCGATAAAAAACGTAAATAAAGATAAAACAAGATGAAGTATAAAAAAGATAAAGCAGCATTACCATACATGGGTGCAATGACTGCCGCTCAGCAAGCCGCTCAAAGTATTTTACCACAAGAACAACAACAACAAGTTGGTCAGTCTTCTGTTATGAGTACATCTTTAGGTAATGTAGTGCAAAGATCTAGAAAGCCAAAAACTGGTTTACAAGATTTTTCTGATCCTAATCAAATGGTACAAGACTCTCAAAAAATTGGAGGAAATCAAGCTTTTTTAAGTAAAAGTCCTTTGTATAAAAAAAAGTGGATGCAAGAAGTTTCAAAAGATATTGAAGAAAGAGGTACAAAAGGAGTATGTACAGGGGAAAAATTTGGAGGACCCACTTGTCCTCCTGGTTCTAAAAGATATAATTTAGCTAAAACTTTTAAAAAAATAGCTAAAAAAAATAAAAAATAAATAATGACAGGCTATTTAATAGCTGGTATAGTTATATTTTTATTTATAATTATATTAGAAAATGCACTATAACAATTAAACAAATCATCATGCACGACGATAAAGCATATAATAAAGCAAGTAAAAATAAAAAAATAGGTATTGTAGGGGAATCTCATATATGGGATGGTCCATTAAATCAAGTTGGTAGAATCCACGGGGTTGGATCTAGTTCAGGTATTAAAGGTATTCAAGTGCTTAAATACCCTAACTCTAAACTTGATATGCAAGTAAAATACCCAATTACATCAATAGCTCAAGGAACAAAGATATAATAATGCCAGACGTAAAACTACTACTGATAAACGGTTTAGCGTTAGCTATTTCTATGACGGATATAGAAGTATGGCTGAAACTTATACTTTTGCTCGTAACTATTGGATATACAATATCTAAATGGGTAAAACTTAAAGAAAAGAAGTAATAAATAATAATAAAGAAACAACTATGGAAAAAGGACATTTTGGAGAATATTCTGGTAACGCTAGACATTCTCGTACACCAGTAACTAAACATAATGTACATGCCGCTGAAAGAGATGATGCAGCTCATATAGATTATCTTAAAAGAGATGTTCTTTGGGATGATAAGCATGGACATAGTGATATTGATATGACAGCTGATGAAAAACATATATCTAAATTAGCTGGAGATATAAAATATGATAAAAAACACCACTAAAAATGAGTAAAACTCCTTTTTATAAAACAGGATTAGGAACCTATCAGGGTCAAACTTCTGATGGAGCTTTGTTATATAGTAGTCCTTTATTTATTACTGAAGAAGAAAAATTAAAATTAAAAGAAAAAGGAGAAAAACAATACGGAGAGGAAAAAACAACTACAACTTCTAAAAAAGTAGAAGGAGGAACCGAATATACAGATACTACTCAACAAGATTGGACAGCACAAGATAAATATGAAGGAAAAACATTTAAAGAGGCAGGTGTATCTGCTGAAGAGGGTAGAAAATATTGGGAAGAAAATCCAGAAGAGTATCAAGCATATTTAGCTAGTAAAAATAAAACTCGCAGTGGTACTGATGAAAATGTCACAACGCGATTTGTTGCAGATCCAAAAGAAGAAACTCCTCCGCCTTGGGCCCCAGATCCTAATAAAAGATATAACGTACAAGGATGGTTTGGTGGAGAAGATGTAGATATAAGCAAAAGAAGAGGTTTAAATCACGACCAGTTACATGATTTTCAAAAAGAAGAAGGTTATTTTGCTGGTCATACAATTCCTGAATATGAACAAATGTTTAAAAGTAAACAAAATTATATGCAAAGTCAATATGGAGAAAAAGGTGGTATTGAAGGATGGGCTAAATATAGAGGATGGGATGCAAAGCAACTAGAAGATGGATCAGAACTTAGTAAAAGAAGATTAGCTTGGATAGATAAAAACATGAAACGTTTTGAACAAAAACGTAATTATCTACAACCTCATCTTAGAGTACAAGATGCAGAAAGTAAGCAATGGTATCGTTATAATAAAGATACATCAGGTTGGGATATGGAAGAACCTACCAAATCATAAAACAGAATAGAACTGTATAAATCTAACCAAAACAAAACCAATAACAATAACAAAAACAAAAACAAAAAATGGCAAAATTTATAGAATTTAACGTTGTGGGTAATGCATCTAGTTATTTAAATACAAAACATTTAATTAACGTAGATCTTATTACTGAGATAAAACAAACTGCTGCTCAAACTGTATTAGTACAATTAAATGCAGTACCAAGTGGGAAAGATCTAGTTACTTTATCAGCTAGTACTTCATCATCTTCACAAGTGAATCCAACTAATTCAACTGGAGCACCTTTAGGGGATGCTGTAAAATCAGCATTAACTGCTAATCCAGGCGGCGTAAAAGCTAGTGCACAATTAGGTAAAGATCAAGCTGCAACTCCTCTTCAAATGTATTGGAGTGATATTCAGTGGGCATAATAATTAGTTGATGAAATCACGAGGATTAGGCGATTCTATTGAAAAGTTTACTACTAAAACAGGTATTAAGACCGTCGTTGATAAAGTCTCCGAGGGTCTTAATATTCCTTGTGGATGTCAACAAAGAAAAGATGCATTAAATAAAATGTTTCCATATTCAACAAGAAAATAATGGCTTTTAAACTTAACAACCCTCCTTACGTAGCAACTGCTCCAGTTCATGAGATTGATATGGAAGATGGTGTACTTGGTAAAGCTGATAAAAATGGAAATATATTAATAAATAAAAACATAAAAGATCCTAAGCAAAGACAAGAAGTTATTAATCACGAACAAATTCATATTGATGATATTCAAGCTGGATTATTATACTATGATGATGAAAATGTATATAGTCGTAAATCAGTAAACGATAAATGGCAAATTCATCCTCGAGCTAATATGAAAGAAGGAAGCAAGTCTTTAGCATGGGAGAAAAAAGCACATAATCATTCATAAAATAAATAAAATGGGAAAAGGTAAAAAACATGAATCTGCTGCTCAAGAAAGAAAAAATTTACTTGGGATTAATCCAATACCAAATCACGCAAGTGGTTCTTGGATGAGCAAACATTCAATAGCAAGTAGTGGATCAAATAGTCCACTACATCACGATACACAATATCAACACGAGCATGAAGGTGCTTGGGATAAAGTAAAAAACACAGTAAAAGATACTGTAAATTATAAAGAATCAGGTAGAAATAGATCTATTGGAGATGGTTTAGTAAAATGGAAATCTGATGATTGGAGTTCTGGATATAGTGCAGTTCAAAATCAATTTAAAAAAGCAGCTCCAAAATTAAGTGGAAAAAAATAATAAATAAATGAGTAAAAAAAAGCCTTTTAAAGATACTGGTGTAGGTAAATTTCTTATCGAAAAAGCCCCTAGTATCTTAGGTATTGTTGGAGATGCAATATTACCAGGTAACGTTATTTCAGAATTAATAACAGGTAATACAAGTTTATCTGAAACAGATAAAGAAATTGCTTTACAAAAACTAACAATAGAAAGGGCTGAAATTGATGGAACAACAAGGCGGTGGGTTGCGGATGCTCGTTCAGGGGCGTGGCTTGCTGCTAATGTTCGTCCGTTAACATTAATATTTTTAACAATTAGTTACGTTATAGGATGGTATTTACACTATCCACTAGACTCTATCACTGGACTTCTATCCATTGTTATCGGAGGTTATTTTGGTTCTCGTGGAGTTGAAAAAGTATTTGGAAACAATAAACATAAATAAATAAAAAAATGGGAATATATCAAAAAAATTTAAGTGATGCTGCTACCCATGCTGTATCTATTGGAACTGTAGCTACTTTAAGAGCTCCTGGAGCTAGCGCAGCTGGTATACCTGTAGGACAATTTACAGATACTACAGCAAATATAGCTGCAGGTGCTCAAACTGTTACAGCTTTTGCTTCTGGAGGTACTTTTTTAGGTTCAGCAAGTAATACTCAAAATAAACAATGGGGAGCATATTATACTATTGAAACTGATAGTGCTGGCGCTATAACAAATGTAAGAGTAGTGCAAACAAGACCAGATGGATTAAATCAAGGAGCAGCTGTTGGTGCACCTCTTAATCCGGGAGCAGGTCCTAATATGGGCGCTGCTACACAAACAATTATTTTTACTGCATCAGATTTAAACACAGCTTTTGGACAAACCAATATTACTGGTACATTAGAAATAGCATTAGCTGGTACTGATTTACAAGCACCCACTAGTGGTGGAGACGCTGGTACTAACGCTGTATATGAAGCTGATCCTGGTTTTGGAGGGTTTGTATTATATGTAGGAGGTACAGGTGATATTAAAGTAGAATTTGCAGCAGCACCACCAAATCAAACAGTTACAGTGCAAAGTATTCCAGCTGGAACTACTTTAAATATGTTAGTTAGAAAAGTTTACACAACTGATTCAGCTACAACTGCTACAGAAATGGTAGCATTATATTAATAAATTAACAATTAAATTAAATTAACTCAAATGAAAAAAGAAGAAAAATGTTCATCTTGTGATGAAAAAGATAAAGTTGCTGGTAAAATTACCGAAGAACAACTAAAAACTATAAAACAACAACAAGAAGATATAACTAAATATCTTAAAGAAATTGGTTTTGTAGAAAGTCAAAAACACGGTCTTTTACATAAATATGCAGGAATAGTTCAAGATGCAGAAGAATTTAAAGCTAAATTAGAAGAAGAATATGGTGGTATAAATATTAATCTTGAAGATGGTAGTTATACTATGATTGATGCACCTAAAACAGAAGAAACAAAAGCTAGTGAGTAGTATTATAAGAAAAATCAGTATTGGATCTGATTATAAAAATGATGCCATGCACTATGCTGTTGGACAACAAGTGTATGGTGGTCATACTATTTCTCATATTTTAAATGATGAAGAAGAACAGTCTTATAATATATTTATAAAAAAAGGAGATGAAATTTTACCTTGGAAAAAATTTAATTCTCAAATGGCGATTTCTGTAGAATATGATTTAGAATATTAATGAATAGTTTATATCAGTTTATTGTAAAACCTCTTGGCGAAAGATATAAAAATAAAATTAATATTGATGGGTGTGAATTAATTGTTAACTCTACTATATCTAGTCATAAGTTTGTAAATAGAGAAGCAGAGGTTATTGGGGTTCCTTTAATTTATAATACTAAAATAAAAAAAGGAGACAAAGTTATAATACATCATAATTTATTTAGAAGATATTATAATATGAAAGGTAAATCGGTAAATAGCACTAAATATTTTAAAGATGATTTATATTTTGCCGACCCCTCTCAAATATATATGTATTATAAAAATACATGGATTACTCACGAAAATTATTGTTTTGTAAAACCTTTATTAGAAGGTGAAAAAATAATAAAGAATAAAGGTATACTAAAATATGGTAATAGTTCATTAGAAGCACTTGAAATCAATCCAGGGGATATAGTAGGGTTTAAACCTATGCGAGAATTTGAGTTTATAATTAATAATGAGCTTTTATATTGTATGGAATCAAATGATATTGTAATTAAATATGAACACAAAACAAACCAAAAAGAGTATAATCCAAGCTGGGCAAAAAGCAGTTGAAGAATTAATTAAAGTAGCTAAAGAAAAAATTGTAGATTCAGAAGATGATGTTTCTGCTGATAGATTAAAAAATGCGGCTGCCACAAAAAAATTAGCTGTATTTGATGCTTTTGAAATATTAAATCGTATAGAAGAAGAAGAGAATATGTTAAAAGAAATAAAAAAAGAAAACAGAGGTAATAACTTTAAAGGTTTTGCCGAAGGGAGATCCAAATGACATATACGCAAACTCTATATAAAACTTTATCTGATCATATTAAACCAAAAATATTAAATAGAAATAATAGATATAAAAAATGGAAATATGGATATGATCAAGAGCATGATATCGTGGTTATTAGCAAAACTGGCCAAATTGGGGAAATATATGAAATCCAAGGTCTTAAAATTGCTTTACCGTTAAAAGAAAAAATATATAAAAGATCAAATAAAAAAGAAGAACAACTCTGGGAAGTTTTTGAATATCCTAAAGTTTTAGACAGACTTAAAACAGTTTTTGATTGGGATAATACTTCTTTAGATTTTAAAAATAAATGGTATGATTACATTGATGAAGAATTTAAAAGACGTGAAGAAGGCTTTTGGTTTTATAACCAAGGTGTTCCCACTTATCTTACTGGTTCTCATTATATGTACTTGCAGTGGACCAAGATTGATGTTGGGAAGCCAGAATTCAGAGAATCTAACCGACTTTTCTTCATTTTTTGGGAAGCGTGTAAATCCGATAATAGGTGTTATGGAATGTGCTACCTTAAGAACCGCCGATCGGGATTTTCTTTTATGGCATCCTCAGAACTGGTACACCAGGCCACTATATCCTCAGATTCGCGATATGGAATATTATCTAAGACTGGAGCAGATGCGAAAAAGATGTTTACAGATAAGGTTGTACCAATATCAATTAATTACCCGTTCTTTTTCAAACCAATCCAGGACGGTATGGACCGCCCCAAGACGGAACTCGCTTATAGAGTCCCTGCCTCGAAACTTACCAGAAAAAAACTGGACCAGAATACCAAAGTTGAAGAGATACAAGGATTGGACACAACAATCGACTGGAAGAACACCGGTGACAACTCCTATGATGGGGAGAAATTACAACTCCTCGCCCATGATGAATCGGGGAAATGGGAGAGGCCCGATAATATCCAGAACAACTGGAGAGTCACGAAAACAACGTTAAGATTAGGTAGTAGAATAGTAGGAAAATGTATGATGGGATCTACCTCTAATGCTTTAGATAAAGGTGGTGATAACTTTAAAAAATTATATGATGCTTCAGATGTTACAAAAAGAAACCGCAACGGACAGACTAATTCAGGATTATATAGTTTGTTCATACCTATGGAATGGAACTACGAAGGATACATTAACACTTATGGGATACCTGTATTCGAAACTCCAAAAAAAGCCGTTAAAGGAATTGACGGATCGCAAATTAATATCGGAGTTATCTCCCATTGGGAAAACGAAGTAGAAGGTTTAAAAGAAGATCAAGACAGTTTAAATGAATTTTATCGTCAATTTCCTAGAACTGAAAAACACGCTTTCAGAGACGAAGCTAAACAATCCTTATTTAATCTTACAAAAATATATGAACAAATAGATTATAATGAAGATTTAAAAAATACAAACGTTATTAGTCAAGGTAATTTTCAATGGGAAAATGGGATTAAAGATACTAGAGTAATTTTTGTTCCTAATAATAATGGTAGATTTTTTATAAGTTGGATACCACCTGTTAATTTACAAAATAGATATAATATTAAAAATGGAATAAAATATCCTGGAAATTTAGATTGTGGATCATTTGGATGTGACCCTTATGATATTTCAGGAACAGTTGATGGTAGAGGTTCGAAAGGATCGTTGCATGGACTTACTAAATTTACAATGGAGGATGTTCCTCCTAATATGTTTTTTTTAGAATATATAGCAAGACCTCAAACAGCAGAAATATTTTTTGAAGATGTTTTAATGGCATTAGTGTTTTATGGAATGCCATTACTTGCAGAAAATAACAAACCAAGATTATTATATTATTTAAAAAGAAGAGGTTATAGAGGATATTCTATGAATAGACCGGATAAAATTTACAATAAATTATCAGTAACAGAAAGAGAAATAGGTGGCATACCTAATTCAAGTGAAGATATTAAACAAGCTCACGCGGCCGCTATAGAAGATTATATAGAAAACTTTATAGGATATACTGGGGATAATTATGGAGATTTATATTTTCAACGTACTTTAGAAGACTGGGCTAAATTTAATATAAATAATCGAACATTGCATGATGCCTCAATAAGTTCCGGTTTAGCTATTATGGCTTGTAATAAAAATAGATATAGACCAACAGCTGAAAGAAAAATAACAACTGTACCTTTGACTTTCAAAAAATACGACAATAAAGGAGTAAATTCAAAAATACTAAATTAGATGGTTAAGATTAACTATAATAGTTCTTTCCCTGATCAGGTAGTACCTGAAGAAGAGAAAAAATCTAGAGAGTATGGACTACAGGTAGCACAAGCTATTGAGCATGAGTGGTTTAGAAACTCCAGCGGTCAAAACCGTTTTATCAGTAATTTTCAAAATTTTAATAGATTAAGATTATATGCTAGAGGAGAACAACCTGTTCAAAAATATAAAAATGAATTAGCTATTAATGGTGATTTATCTTATCTTAACTTAGACTGGAAACCAGTACCTATTTTATCTAAATTTGTTGATATCGTTGTAAATGGTATGACAGATAAAGGATATGAAATAAAATCTTACGCTCAAGATCCATTTGCTACTAAACAAAGAACCGACTTTGCATTTAATGCATTACGTGATATACAACAAAAACAAAGCATTGAAGAATTAGCTGCTTTAACAGGAAAAAATTTTTATGCATCTGCTAAGCCAGACACATTACCCGATGATCCTGAAGAATTAGATATATACATGCAACTAAATTACAAGCAAAGTATAGAAATTGCCGAAGAAGAAGCTTTAAATGATATTTTAGCTTTTAATAAATATGAAGAAACTAAAAAAAGATTAGCTTATGATTTAACTGTTTTAGGTATTGGTTGTGTAAAAACTGATTTTAATTTATCTGAAGGAATAACAATTGATTATGTAAACCCGGCTAATATAGTATATTCATATAGTGATGACCCAAATTTTGAAGATATTTATTATGTGGGTGAAGTTAAAAACATGTCTTTATCTGAACTTAAAAGACAATTTCCTTCGCTTACAGATAGCGAATTAGAAGAAATACAAAAATATCCTGGAAGAAATTCTTATGTAGAAAATACTTGGTGGGGACAAGAAACTCAAGATCAAGTACAAGTTTTGTATTTTGAATATAAAACATATCAAGATCAAGTTTTTAAAATAAAACAAACAGAACAAGGGTTAGAAAAAATATTAGAAAAACCAGATACTTTTAATCCTCCACCTAATGATAATTTTGAAAGAGTTGCAAGATCAATTGAAGTTTTATATTGTGGGGCAAAAGTATTAGGATTAGGAGGTAATTTACTTAAATGGGAATTAAGTGAAAATATGACTAGACCATATGGGGATACTACTAAAGTTAATATGAATTATGTTATTAGCGCTCCTAGATTGTATCAAGGTAGAATTGAATCTGTGGTTAGTAAAACTATAGGGTTTGCAGATATGATTCAATTAACTCATTTAAAACTTCAACAAGTTTTATCTAAGTTAGTTCCTGATGGTGTATATTTAGATGTGGATGGTTTAGCAGAAGTTGATTTAGGTAATGGTACCAATTATAATCCCGCAGAAGCATTAAATATGTATTTTCAAACGGGTAGTATTGTAGGGAGATCTCTAACACAAGATGGTGAATTAAATAGAGGAAAAGTGCCAGTACAAGAATTACAAACTTCAAATGGCATGGGTAAGATTCAATCTATGATTCAAACTTATCAATATTATTTGCAAATGATAAGAGATGTAACTGGTCTTAACGAGGCAAGAGACGGTAGTACACCCTCAAAAGATTCTTTAGTCGGTTTACAAAAATTAGCAGCTGCAAATTCTAACGTTGCTACTAAACATATTTTACAGTCGTTAATGTATTTAACTATTAGAACTTGTGAAAACGTAAGTCTTAGAATAGCCGATATGGTTCAGTTCCCTTTAACTCGTCAAAGTTTAGTAACTAGTATAAATTCATTTAATACTAACACATTAGAAGAAATAAAAAAATTAAGTTTACATGATTTTGGAATATTTTTAGAATTAGAACCTGAAGAAGAAGATAAAGCAAATTTAGAAAAAAATATTCAAATTGCATTACAATCAGGTAGTATAGGACTAGAAGATGCTATTGATTTAAGAGAAATACAAAATACAAAATTAGCTAATCAAAGTTTAAAATATAGACAAAAGAAAAAACAAGAAGCAGATAGAGCAGCACAGTTAGAAAATATACAAGCTCAAGCGCAGGCTAATTCTGAATCTGCTGAAAAAGCTGCTTTAGCTGAAGTACAAAAAAATCAAGCATTAGCTGAAACAGAAATTCAAATTGAACAAGCTAAATCACAGTTTGAAATTCAACGTATGGAACAAGAAGCTCAAATTAAAAAACAATTAATGGCAGAGGAGTTTAATTATGATATGCAATTAGCTGAAATTCAAGGAAGAGCTCAACAATTTAAAGAAGCTGCTATAGAAGATAGAAAAGATAAAAGAGTTAAAATACAAGGTACTCAACAAAGTGAACTTATAGCTCAACGTCAAAATGATTTATTACCTAAAGATTTTGAATCAGCTGGTAATGATAACTTAGATGGATTTGGATTAGAACAATTTGGACCATCTTAAACTCAATTAATTTTATATTATTATATTATGTCAAAAAAAGAAAAAAAAGAAACAATAAAAGAAAAAGTATTAGAAACAGTAGAACAATCTAAAACTGTTGCAGAAACAAATAATGATACACCTCCAAAAGAAGAGGGTAGTTTTAAAATAAAAAAAGTTACTAAACCTAAACAATTAGGTGATGAAAAATTAGTACCTGATTTAGTAAAAGTAGATTTAAGCAAACTTAAAAAAGAAGAAAAAGATGCCGTTCCTACACCAGAGACAAATGTGGGCGATGCTCCTATCGAAGAACAAAAAGACAGTGGAGACAGCAAAGAAGTGGTTAAAGAAATACGGGAGACCGACGAAAAAGTAGAATCTGATTCCCCATTAAAAGAAATTACAGATGAAGAAGATAATACTAACGAGACAGGAGTGGATGGAAGCTCTGAAACTACCACTACCTCACAAAAACAAGAAGAAATACAACAGGAAGAACAAACACAAAAGTTACCTGAAAATATAGAAAAATTAGTAAAATTCATGGAAGAAACAGGTGGCACTGTTGAAGATTATGCAAGATTAAATGCTGATTATAGCAATATAAATGAAGAATTATTGTTACATGAATATTACAAAAAAGCTAAACCTCATCTTAATACGGAAGAAGTAAACTTTATTATTGAAGATACTTTTAAATATGATGAAGAGGTGGACGATGAGCGAGATATAAAAAAGAAAAAACTCGCTTATAAAGAAGAGATAGCAAAAGCCAAAAACTTTTTAGAAGATCTTAAGGGTAAATATTATGCGGAAATCAAGTTGAGACCCGGCGTTACACAAGAACAACAAAAAGCTATGGATTTTTTTAATCGCTATAACGAAGATAGAGACACGCAATTAGCTAGACACGAAAGGTTTATATCTAATACAAAAAACCTTCTTAACGAAGATTTCAAAGGTTTTGATTTTAAATTAGGAGATAAAAAATTTAGATATAAAATAAAAGACCCTTTAAGTGTTGCTGATAATCAAAGTGATATTTCTAATTTTATACAAAAGTTTTTGGATAAAAAAGGAGAAATACAAGATACATTTGGTTATCATAAAGCTTTATATGCAGCACGAAATGCTGATACTTTAGCTAATCATTTTTATGAGCAGGGTAAAACCGATGCTATTAAAGACCAATTAGCGAAATCTAAAAATATTAATACGGATCCACGTAAAACTGCGTCTGGAGAAGTATTTGTAGGTGGATTAAAAGTAAAAGCAATTAGTGGACTTGATTCTTCAAAACTAAGAATAAAAAAGAAAACGTTTAATTAAAAATAAATAATTATCAATTATGGGTGTATTAACTCCACAATTTGGCTCAATAGTTCCTGCTCCTAATCAGCAGCTATTAGCCAGTAATTACCTATCTTTTACAGATGGTAATAATGATTTTGCTCAGCAATATCTACCAGAAATATATGAACAAGAAGTAGAGAGATATGGGAATAGAACTCTATCAGGTTTTTTACGTATGGTAGGCGCTGAAATGCCTCTGACTTCAGATCAAGTTGTTTGGTCAGAGCAAAATAGATTACATATAGCGTATGATAACTGTGTTAACGATCAAGCTAACCCATCTACTATTACTGTACCTGCTGCAACAGCTCCTGGTGTTACAAGAAATGTAGTATCTCCAGGTCAAACTATTGTAGTTTTAGACGATAATGGTAATGAAGCAAAATGTGTTGTAACAGCTTCTAATACCGGTACTGGTGTTATAACTGTTGCTCCTTATTTAAGTACAGATCTAAGCGGTTTAGGTACTTCAGTAAAAATATTTGTTTATGGTTCAGAATTTGTTAAAGGTGCATCAACATCTAATGCAGGTGCTGGAGCTTTGGCTTTAAATAATACTGTACAACCACAAATAACTATTACTCCTGCTTTTCAGCAATATAACAATTCACCAATCATTATCAGAAATGTTTATACAATAAATGGTTCTGATATGGCTCAAATTGGTTGGGTTGAAGTTGCTACTGAAGACGGTACTACTGGATACTTATGGTATTTAAAAGCTGAATCTGAAACAAGATTAAGATTCGAAGATTACCTAGAAATGGTATGTGTTGAAGGTGAGATCGCTGCGGCGGCTGCTGGAAATAATGCTGCTGCTTCAGGTTTTAAAGGTACTGAAGGTCTCTTTGCTGCTATCTCATCAAGAGGTAACGTAGAGGTTGGATTTGCTGGAGCATCTGGTATAGATGACTTCGATGAAATACTTAAGAACCTTGATACTCAAGGAGCTATTGAAGAAAATATGTTATTCTTACAAAGATCAACTGCGTTAGAATTTGATAACATGTTATCTCAAATCTCTGCGGGTGGTTCTGGTGGTACTGCTTATGGATTATTTGAAAATTCAGAAGAAATGGCTTTAAATCTTGGATTTAGCGGTTTCCGAAGAGGATCTTATGATTTTTATAAGACTGACTGGAAATATTTAAACGATGCGTCTACAAGAGGTGCTATTGCTGGAACTCAATCAATTGAAGGAGTATTAATACCAGCCGGTACTTCTACTGTATACGATCAAATTTTAGGTACAAATATCAGACGACCATTCTTACACGTTAGATATAGAGCTTCTCAAACAGAAGACAGACGTATGAAGTCTTGGTTAACTGGATCAGCTGGAGGTGCTTACACTTCTAATCTTGATGCAATGGAAGTCAACTTCCTTTCAGAAAGATGTCTTGTAACTCAAGCTGCTAATAACTTTGTGTTATTTAAAGGTATTTAATCCTGTGAAACCAAAAGGGATTTAATATCAGTAAAGACGGGGCATCTTTATGGTGCTCCGCCTCTTTACTTTAACTATTTAATTATATTATATCATGGCAAAAAAAATAAAAAATGAAGAGGTTGTTTTAGAAGAACCTACACAGGTTATACAACCAAAAAAAGAAAAAATAACTCTTAAAGATAATTGGGAGGTAAAAGATAGAACTTATGTTTTAACAGGTGACAAAACGCCTTTAACATATAAAATTCCATCTAGGCATACTACTCGTCACGCACTTTTGTGGTATGATCCTAAAACTAGAGAGCAACGAGAAATTAGATATGCAACAAATCAAAATTCTCCCTTTAAAGATGAACAAAAAGGAGAAGCTACTTTAGGGCATATTGTTTTTAGAGACGGGGCTTTGTTAGTAAAAAAAGAAAAAGAAGCATTACAAAAAATATTATCTTTATATCATCCATTAAAAGGATCAAGATATAGAGAGGTAGATGAAGTTGTACAAGCTCAAGATGAATTAGTAGATTTAGAATTAGAAATAGATGCTTTAAATATGGCTAGAAATATTGATATAGATCAAGCTGAAGCTATACTTAGAGTAGAAATGGGATCTAAGGTATCAGAGATGAGTTCTAAAGAAATTAAAAGAGATTTGTTAGTGTTTGCTAAAAAGAATGCAAAATTGTTCTTAGATTTAGCAAATGATGAAAACGTACAATTACGAAATTTTGCAATAAAAGCTACAGAAGCTGGAATTATAAAACTAAGTTCAGATCAAAGAACATTTATGTGGACATCTAATCAAAAGAAACTTATGACCGTTCCTTTTGACGAACACCCATATTCAGCTATGGCTCAATTTTTTAAGACAGATGAAGGTTTAGATATCTTCAAATCAATAGAGAAAAAACTTTCTTAATATAAATTAATAAGGGAGACTCTAGGGTCTCCTTTATTTTAATACTACAATACAAATGGCTATAAACGTAAACACGGTATATCAAACTGTTTTACTTATCTTAAACAAAGAGCAAAGAGGTTATGTAACACCAACTGAATTTAATAGTTTAGGAACTCAAGTTCAATTAGAAATATTTGAAAAATACTTTGAGGATCTAAATCAATTAATAAGAGTGCCTCAAACAGATACTGATTATGCAGATAGAGTAACAAATCTTGATGAAAAAATAGCTATATTTAAAACATACGGTGATGCAAACTACGTTACTACTACTCCTTCTGGGGCAAGTTCAAGTTTATCTTATTGGACATTACCAGGTTTAGATGCATATGGAGAAGAAGTAACTTTCTATCGTTTAGGAACAGTATTATATAACAGTGATACTGAAGTACAAAGAATTGATAGAAAAGAATTCTACGAAGTAGAAAAATCCCTTCTCACCAAACCCTCAAAATCTTTTCCGGTTTATTTATACGAGAATTATAAATTATTTATTAAACCTGATACTATTATAACTCAAGGTGATGTACAAGTAGATTATATTAGACAACCTATATCTCCTATTTGGGGTTTTGATGTAGGTACATTAGGTCAATATACATATAATTCTAGTTTATATAACGCTAATACAATGCCCACAGGGTCTAGAGATTTTGAACTACATTTGTCAGAACAAACCAATGTTATATTACAAATATTAAAATATGCGGGTATTATAATAGAAGACCCACAGATAGTACAAGATGCAGCTCAACAAGTTGCTATCAATGAACAAAACGAAAAAATATAATAAGCAATGTCACAACCAGATGGAGGATTAATTACAGAAAAAAATTCGCAATATTATGCAGGGGCTCAAATGTTTATTGCTACAGCAGATCAAACAACTTTTACAGCAACTTTTAATACTGATATAACTTTTGGTAGTTATGATCCAGCATCACCTGATTATAATAAAAACAATTATAGACTTTATACTAGTTTAACAGGTAATCCAGGAACTTTTACAGAATATACTACAACTTATAGTGTTTTAAGAAACGTTTTTACATTACCCGCTCAATCAGCTGGTACTTATATAGTTATACAATTATTAACAGAAACTGGTGGACAATTTGGTAATAAAGATGCATATGGAAAAGTTACTCAAGAAAATTATAATAGTTATTCATATATAAATC